ACGGGTCAATTAGACGGACGATACGCGGTGATCTGTACAGAATAGCAGAGTGGTACGGCTGGACCGGTGTACCTAATGTAGGTAGTAGGATGTTATCGACACAGATCTCGAAAGGTATAGTTGAACGTGAGATAAAGCTAGGGATCTTGGATAGAGTTCGAGTCGGTCCTGGCGATATGCCCAGGACCGGACAAGGCGTTGAAGCGTCAGTAGCTGGTGACATGGCTAAAAAAGTGACTATCAATGGTAAAGCATACAAAGGTGTGGAATTCCACGCGCCGATCAAGGTAAAAGATAGTCGGCCGGATGGCTGGGAGAGACTGCGCGTAGCTATATACAACGCGCAAGTTCACGATGGCGTTCCACGTGAAGCGCCAGGACTCTTTGTGTTCAGATCGTGTCAAGCTGGATTTATACGCACTGTACCAACTATACCTCGCTCCACTGTGAACATGGATGACGTAGACACAGATGCTGAAGACCATGTTGCAGACGAAGTTAGATATGTTATACTAGACGCCGGTGAACGATTCAAATCCGGCACAACGATTGGGCATTATTAAAAGAGGGTTAAATGTCAATAAAATCTGTACATCCAGACTACGCTAAATTGATCGGATCGTGGAAATTAGGCGAAGACAGCTATGAGGATGCATAAGAAGCCGCCTATAATTGAGCTATCACCGTCACTGGAGCCGCTGCGAGATAACGCAACGGTTTTAGCTGAATCACTAGAGCAAGTTCTTCAATGGTTCAGACGTCAGCTTACTAGTTCTAAATGAGTCATGTTACAAAAGAATAAATGACTTTGAGTGGGAGTACAAGGAACAGTACAGGGTACTAGCATTAGCGGACAGCACTAATAACTCAATGTCAGATAAAGGACAGTATGCGACTCAGTTAGTAGCTAATGATCATAGCATTATAAATGATAATTTCGTTTACCCAACAATTCTTGGCCAGACTTCTTTTAAACTACCCTTTGCGTTTATTAATTCAAAAGATGTCTCACCCTGCCCTGACCGGCCGCCACTGGAGGGTCTTGCAAATGTGTGCCTAGCAATCTATAGGGGAGAAGCTGACTACAGACAATCACTATTTATGCAAGGGCAAGATACGTTAGTCACAATCGGCAAGCATGGTTCAGATGATGATATTATACGAACTGGCTCCGGTGCGCACATCGACATAGGTATGGGTGGTGACGCCAAGTATATCGGCGTGTCGTCAACAGGACTGAGCGAGCAGAGACTATCGCTAGAGAACGACTATAGGCGCGCTCAAGAGCAGGCAGGTAAGCTCAATGACTCAAAGCAAAAAGAGTCCGGAGAAGCCTTGGGTGTACGTAAAGAGTCTCAAACCGCATCATTACACACAATTGCTATTGCGGGAGCCGCCGGTTTACAAAAAGTTTTAAGGGTACTAGCCGAGTGGTATGGCGACGACCCTCAATTAGTCAAAGTTACGCCGAACTTAATGTTTAGCGATAGATCAATTGATGGGCAAACTTTAGTGCAGATAACACAAGCTAAGACTATCGGCGCTCCAATATCGGATGAGTCAATACACGATTATCTTAAAGAAAAAGGGCTAACTAACAAGAGCTACGACGAAGAGTTGTCAGCAATCGAAGAAGAAGGGCCAGCAGCGCCGGATTTAGCAAGTGACAACTAGTAATCAACGTTTGTTAGACGCTTATTTACGCGCACAGACGCAAACTATCCGGTACAGCAATGGACTTAGTCAGAGATTGAGCAAGCTACTACTAGAGACCGAGGATGCAACAGGTGCGGCGCTGTTAAACGCTATAATAAAAGCACCAGGAAGGGATTTGACTAGCAAAAAAGCTAGAGACTGGGTGTCCAATTTTGAGAGTAGACTAAGAGCAGCTAGGACCCCAGGGTGGAAGCGAGTACTTACTGAGTTTAGAGAAGAGTCGCAAGAATTTGCAGCGTTAGTAAGTGATCGCACAGCTTTAATGCTACAAGCGACTACTCCAGTGCTACTAAATGTGACGTTGCCACCGGTAGAGCAACTTAGAAGGATAGTCAATGCACAGCCATTCAGGGGTCGTACATTAAAACAGTGGGCTAACAACGCTGCTGAGGCCGACGTACAACGTATACTTACTCTAGCAAAAACGGGTATAGTTCAGGGGTTAACGCCAGTTCAGATAGCTAGATCAGTGATGGGCACAGAGCAGCTAAAGAGACGGGACGGAGTCACACATAAAGCACTTAGAGATTTGACCGCCATTGTACAAACAGTGACAATCGGTATACAAAACGACGCAAGACAAGCATTATATCGAGAAAACAGCGATATAATAAAGAAAGAACGTTATCTAGCAACACTTGACGCTAGAACTACGCTCATATGTGCGTCATTAGACGGTAAAATATTTGATATTGGAGAAGGCGCTATGCCGCCCATGCACTTCCGCTGCAGGTCAGTTAGAGTGCCAAATCTTGATCCATCGTTATTAAGTCAGCGCCCAGCCAATCCCACTATTCAAGCTCAATTTTTAAGAGAGTTCGCAGCAGCTAATAGGCTTAATACAGCAATCAGAAGTAGAGGCGACCTACCCTTTGGCTACAAGACTAGATTTGATGAATTCAGCCGTAAACGTAAGAAGCAACTTGTGGGTACTGTTCCAGGCCGTACTAACTATTCGGACTGGTTAAAGCAACAGTCTACAAGCTTTCAAAACGAGGTTCTAGGCGTAAGACGAGCGCAACTATTCAGAAATGATGAGATTAACTTAACAAAATTTGTGGCACGCGATGGCGATGTGTTCACACTTGACGAACTGAGAGCAAAAGGCATCTTAGACGACTAACCAATCGGAGCGACTCCTAATGTTAAAAACTAAATACGCAAGTTCTACTGATATACCAGAGCAATACAAAGATTTATACACAGAAAGCAATGATGGTTACGCGTTAACCGGAATTGAAGGCCTAAAGTCTCAAGAAGACGTGGACCGCATCCACAACAGTCTACGAAAAGAGCGTGAAGAACGTAAAGCTATTGAGTCTACGTTAAGCATCTATAAGCGGCTAGGTGACGTTAACGATGTACAAGCTAGCTTAGACCGAATACATGAGCTTGAAGCGACTAACGGAGGCGCTATAGATGAAGCTAAGATGGAAGAGATCGTAACGGCTAGATTAAAGTCTAAATTAGCTCCCGTTGAGCGTCAATTAGCCGCTATTAGCGAAGAAAAAGCAGCTCTAGAGCTTAGCCTTACTGACTATCAGCTTAAAGATAAACGTAGACTTATACACGATCACATCCGAAAAGCCGCTGTAACTGCTAAAGTACGAGACACAGCTATGGAAGACGCTCTATTAATCGGTGAGAACGTGTTTACTATTGATGAGGACAACCGCGTTATCACTAAAGATAATGTAGGCGTTACTCCAGGTATAGACGCTACAGTGTGGTTATCAGAAGTCAAAGCAGCTAAACCCCACTGGTGGCCAGAGTCCGTAGGTGCAGGGGCTACAGGCGGCGCTAGCGGAAGCTACAGTACTAATCCATTCAGCAAAGATGGTTGGAACATGACAGAGCAAGGCAGATTAGTAAAAGATAACCCTGAAAAAGCTGCCCAGATGGCTAAATCAGCAGGAACAACAGTCGGCGGACCGAAACCAGCTTAAATTTATTGCTAAACCTAATAATATAGTTTAAAATAGTAGGTCCTCTGTGTTGAGGACCAATTTAGTTGGGCTGTAATTGTGGTATTACTGGCTCTAGTTTAACTAGTCAGCATTCCTTAAGGAGGAACAAATTATGGCTTTAACAAAAGTATCAGACGTAATCGTCCCAGAGATCTTTAACAGTTACGTACAAAAATTAACAGAAGAAAAATCTCGTTTAATCCAATCCGGCGCAGTAGTGCGTAATCCAGCTATTGACGCGTTTCTAGCTGGCGGTGGCTTAACTGCTAATGCACCTAGCTTTCAAGATCTAGTCAATGAAGATGAAGACATTGTAACAGACGACGCACCAGGCGCTAATGATTCTACACCCAGCCTCATCACGTCAGCAAACGAAATCATGGTACGTTTATCACGTCACAAATCATGGTCCAGCTCATCTTTAGCAGCCGCATTAGCCGGTGCAGACCCCATGGAAGCGGTAGCCAACCTTACTGCAAGCTATTGGACCAAACGGTTACAAAAAGCGTTTATAGCTACTATGAGCGGTGTTTTTGCTAATAACTCACAAGCCCCTATTGGTTCTGAGCACATTCAAAATGACTTGACTAATGATGTTAGTGGGACTTCATACGCACCAGGTGTGACTGACTTTAGTGGAGCGGCGTTTTTAGATACTGCTGTGACTATGGGCGATAGCATGGAAAGTCTAAAAATGCTTGCTGTACACTCAATTGTGTATAATCGAATGCAAAAAAATAACTTAATCGAGTATATCCCGGATGCTAGAGGTGAGACTCGCATACCAACATATTTAGATCGAACCATTATCGTTGATGACGGTATGCCTAACACAGGTGGCGTATTCGAATCTTGGCTATTCGGTGAAGCCGCTGTAGGCCTTGGCATCGGCGCACCTGACACACCGACAGAAGTAGTACGTGAAGCCGCTGCTGGACAAGGCGGCGGTGCTGAAGTGTTACATAGTCGTATGACAATGTGTTTACACCCTGTAGGTCATCGCTACATTGGCGCAGCCGCTAATGGGGGTCCGAGCAATGCTGACACAAGGAACAATCTGGCTAATAGTGATTCATGGCAACGAGCGTATCCTGAGCGTAAGCAAATTAAGATAGCGCGCTTAATCACTAGAGAATTATAGTAGAACTATATACAGCGATACTCTGTATCGCTGTATACTGACATAAGAGACTTATATATGACAATATTACTAGATGTTGTAAGTGAACTAGCTGGCATAAATTTATCAAGAGCTGACATAACTGAGGTAGCTCCAGAGTTTACTAGGGACAACAATGCATTGACGGATGAACAAATCGCATTACTAGAACAAACGTCAGTTGACGATGAAGTAGAAATACCTACCGAAGACAGTGAAGAGGTAGTTGACGCGGTACAAGAAAAGACCGAAAGATTAAGAGAAAACATACTTAACATAAAAGGTAATATATTAACTCAGCAAGAGAAGCTTAAGACACAAATAGACAAGTTAGACGCACATTTGGTTAAAACTGCAGAAGAGCANNCACAAATAGACAAGTTAGACGCACATTTGGTTAAAACTGCAGAAGAGCAAGTACATCTAAGCGACATGATAAAACAGTTTCAAAAAAGTCAACTTGCTCAACGCGCGGCATTGCTAAATAAAAAGTCTTGATATGATAGAGTTTATCGTTGAAGATGGCACAGGTGTAGAAGACTCAACGTCTTATGTCACGCTAGAACAATCTAACACGTACCTTGGCGAGTGCTGGTCAGCTAGTGATCAGCTTAAGCAGAGGGCATTGATAAAAGCGTCTGAGTACATCGACTTAAAATTCGTCATTAATGCCCCAACACTGTCACTTAAACAAGGATTAAACTTACCTAAGGTTGCTGTTATAGACGCCCAAGGCCGGGCAATAACTGGCGTGCATAACAACTGGATTAAATCGGTATGCTTGTATGCTAAAGCTTACAATGAGAGCACACTCTATCCGAGTCAGACAGTCTCTGACGCGTCAACAAAAGATATTATTGAAGAGGAAGTTACTGTAGGCCCGATCACTACTAAGACTAAGTACAGCGACAAGGCTAACGTAAACTTAGACAACTCACCAAAGTTTACATCATTTACTATAGCTGACGCATTAGCTCAGTCAGTTGTAACCCTTATTAGCAGTAACACAAAAAATAATAGAGTGATACGTTAGATGGCTCAATCAGACAGTTTTTATACAGCGCTGCTACCAAAGATAACGGATGTGCTAACTAGACTAGGGACTAATTATGAGATCAGGTCTAGGGGTGCGTTTGATGTGGATAGTCTAACTATAACGTACAGTGGGGACACTGCCGTAAGCAAAGGTGTGCTCATGAACCAGAACGTAGCTAGCGTTCTTGGGGACACAACAGTTAATAGTAGCTTAGATAGTAAAACACTAATATTATCAGTTGACAACGAAGTAACACCAGAGCACGAAGTTAAAGTAGCTGATAGATGGTACCCCATGGATGCTTTGATTACTATCAAGCCTGCTAATATAACAGTACTGTATATAGTAGAGCTTAGCTTATGAGTTTTTCTGGTGATTTAGCTTTATTCGCCGTTCTGGCAGTAGACAAGATACAAAAAGTCAAGCGTTTAGCTAGTTTTGACGTGTACTCAAATATCATTAATAGCACACCGGTGGATACTGGAGCGCTTAGATCTAATTGGGTGGTGAGTAACAATAGACCGTTTGACGGAACTGTAGATGCTATATCAACAAGAGATACAGCGTTAAACGCTGCTGAGCGCGTTCTAGACCAGAATTTACCGCACCAATCGGTGTTCATCACTAATAACTTACCTTACGCCGCTAGAATTGAGTACGACGGGTATTCATCTTTTGCGCCGGATGGGATGGTACGAATAAACATAATGCGGTGGCCACAATTGGTAGCGCATAGAGTTAGGCAAGTTTCGCGTGAGTAGATATCTCGACATTGAGAAAGCTCTAATACAAGCGTATACGGTGCTACCCGACAACCCGCCCACAAGCTATCCGGCGTCTAACTTAAACGATGCCGATAGGCCAAATGCCCTGTGGGTGCAGCTCACTAACGTCAGGGGCGACAGTGGACCCGTTACGCTGGGCGCTGCAGGCGAGGACAATCATAATGGGTTTCTGCAGATTGACATAAACGCACCAAGGGACAGCGGCACTGCAGTTGCACTTGAAAAAGCGGACTTTTATGCGTCGTCATTTACATCCGGTACACGTTTAGTGTACAATGGTCAAGAGGTGATTGTGTTATCAACTTCTTTGAGTTCGGGGCGAATCGTAGGTGGCTACTATCGTTTAAGTTTAACTATTAACTATTACGCGCGTACAACGCGCTCATAAAAGAGGCATATTATGGCAGACGGTAGCCGACATTCACTGTACAGCGTTCAAGAAGTAACACGAGGAGTCACCCCACAGGACCCCGTACTCGACACAATCAGGATAACTGGGACAACGTTAGGGTTATCCAAAGATTCACTACAGTCAGAGGAAATTCGCTCTGATAGACAAATAGCTGACTTTAGGCTTGGCGCTAATCAAGTTGCTGGTGACATTAATTTCGAACTTAGCTATGGGTCTTTTGATCAATTTTTATCAGCCGCATTAATGGCAAACGGCTGGTTAAGTCCAGCTGACACTGGTGTAACTAGTATTGACGCGACGACTACTGGTTTTGATCGAGCTACTGGTGATTTTTTAGCGGACGGCTTCAAATCTGGACAAACAGTAGTTATGTCTGGATACTTAGATAATAATGCCAACGGAGCATACAAGCTAACTGATGTACAACGAATCAGGTGGTGGAGATGAGAGAATGCTAGCAGCAGAGAGCATTTACAGTGCCTCAGAAAGACGCTACTACTCATTTGTTCGCAACTTCGCTGATATCGATGCTAGCTCTAGCCCATTCTATGTTTACACCGGTTGTGAGATAAACGCTATACAGCTTAGCGTGTCAGCTAATTCAATGATAACTGGTACGTTATCAGTTGTGGGTGCGGGCCAAACTACATCGCCGGATCTATCCCAATATGGTAATGTAACATATTCAGATATCAGCGATACTAGCCCATTAGACTCCTTCACAGGGTCACTAGAAGAAGCCGGCACAACGATAGCAGTTATAACTGATATATCTCTAACATTGAGCAATGGCCTCGAATCAAGATACGCAGTCGGTAGTAAAGATTCTATTGATCCAAGTGTAGGTCGTTCAAACTTGACGGGCCAGATCGTAGCATATTTCGAGGACTCTCGACTTGTAGACAAATTTTTGAATGAAGAAGAATCCAGCATCAGCTTTACACTACCCGACGGTGCTGGTAACTTCCAACGCTATACAATACCACGTATAAAATACACTGGTGGGCAGCCAGACGTTAGTGGAGAAGGCTCAATTACTCTTACTATGCCATTTCAAGCACTATTAGATGCCGAAACTGGTAGTAACTTTATTATAGAACGAGTATCCACAGCTTAAAATAACTATTAAACCGGAGCACTTCTTATGAGCAGTATGCAAGATTTTTTTACACGACAGAAAGCACGTGAAGGTATAAAGTTCCCTTTAACCTTACCTGATGGTACGGATTCGGAGCACTGGATCACAGTGCGTGGTGTGGACTCAGATGAGTTCCGTTTAGCCGAGAACAAAGCTAAGCGTAGTGCTATGTCATTGTTAGATCTAGATGACGAAAACGAGAGATCAGCAGCTATACGTAAGGCTGAGCTAGAGTGTATAACGTCCCTCATTGCATCGTGGTCATTTGAAGAAGAATGTACGTTTGCTAATGTACTTAATTTTTTGACTGAAGCGCCGCATATCTCTGATGCTGTGAATAGACTAGCAGCGAGACGACAGAACTACTTTGAAAAAAAGCCCAACAGCTCTACGAATGGGCAAGACACGAAGTAGAGCTTAGCCGAACGCAGGAAGGGACTACAGCAACTAAGCGTGAGACGTTAAACCAAGTTTATAAGACTACTGGTATCATACCTAAACAGCTGTCAGATCAACCTGAGCAGCCGGAAGAATTGGCTTACTTGTGGTTTTGGTATTTAGACGTAAGACAAGTCGATCAGCTAACATACTCTGAGTTAAAAGCATGGTGCGATATAAGAAAAGTTACATTAGAAATATGGGAAACAGACGTCATCAAGACTTTAGACAGAATTTGCTGGAGAACACTCAATGGATAACCTTGCACGATTACGCTTACGCATCGATAGCTCTGACGTCCCACGTACAACTTCAGCGCTACAAGGCTTAAGTCAACAAGGGCAACGAACTGAACGCGCTACTGATAGTCTTACAGCTTCTTTTAAACGGTTTGCCGCGCCTGTTATAGGTGTGGCCGGTGCAGTGGCTTCACTTAAAAAGACGCTTAGTATCACGCGTGAATTTGACGTATTAAACGCACAGTTGGTGACGGCAACTGGGTCGTTAGAGGGCGCTACAAGTGCGTTCGTAGCGCTACAAAGTTTCGCTTCTAGTACACCTTTTTCGTTGTCTCAGGTTACGCAAGCCTTTACCAAGTTAGTGAACCAAGGACTAGAGCCCTCAGAAGCAGCTCTAGTCAGTTATGGTAATACAGCAAGCGCTTTAAGTAAAACGCTAGACCAAGTTATAGAAGCTGTGGGAGACGCGACACGAGGTGAGTTTGAACGATTAAAAGAAGCATTTAATATTGTTGGAAGAGCCGAAGGCGACAATGTTGCACTAACATTCCGAGGAATAACAACAACAGTTAGAAAAAACGCAGAAGAGATAAGCGGATACTTGCGCGATATCGGCGACACCGCGTTTGCCGGTGCTATGCAAGAAAGAATGCAAACACTGGATGGCGCTGTGTCTAATCTCGGAGACACTTGGAATGCATTATGGCGTGAAGTTAGTGATCAAGGTGTAGGAGACTTAATAGAATATAGTGTAAGATCAGCAACTGAAGCACTAGAAGACGTTATATCGCTGCTGGCGTCTGGGCAATTTGAAGCTTACTTAGGTGCGATTGGGCATCAATTCTCAGGTTTTAGCGACGATGTTGGTAGGGCCACTAATGCAATAAATAGCTATTGGGCAGACATGTTAGGCGGCATGTCTGTGAACACTACTGAGTTTAAAGAGTTTTTTACTGAAGCTTTTAGAGACCTACCAGTTAACGTGCGCACAGCTGTACAACTAATGGTTGTTGAAGTCACGGCGTTTGTTGAGTCAGGTATAGCGCATTTTAGGACGTTCGGAGAGATTATAGGATTACAGCTGGCTAAGCTAGTAGACAAAGCGAAAGCCTATGGTAAAGCGATTGCAAACGCGTTAAACCCGTTTGCAGATGAGGATTATGACCTAGAAGCTAATCTTCGTAGAATAGACACATTAGCAGCGGATATGGCCGACGAAGCGCTTAAGCGTGTTGAGCGAGAAGTTGACGCTAAACGACAAGCTAGACGTGAGAGTATCCTCGCTATAATCGAAGAACGTAACAAATCAGTTGAGCTGACTGAGGCTAAAATACGAGGTGCTAACCGATTAAGGGACGCATATGATGAAGAAAGGGAAGCGGAAAAGAACATCACTAAGGACAGGTTGGCACAGTTTAGCCAGGCGTCGAAAGGTCCGAAAGGCCCGACAGCCTCGCAGTTAAAAGAGCAAGAAAAAGCAGCAAAAGCACGACAAAGAGAGCTACAACGACAAAAAGAAGCTCAACAAAAAGCTTTTGACAGCCTGCAGGATAGCTTGTTGACTGAAGAAGAAACTATTGATAAGAGCTATAAAAAGCGTCTAGCAATAATTTTGATGAATACAGAGCAAGGCTCTCAAAAGCAACTAGATTTAAAAAGAAGGTTAGACGACAGTTTTGCTACGGAAGCGCTGGGTGACTTAATTGAGGCACCCGACACTTTTGAAGAACAAGTTAATCAGTTACAGCAGTACTATGAAGCTCGTAGAGAGTTGATATTAAGCAACACACAGTTAACAGAAGAGCAAAGAACAGAACTAGAAGAGCGTTTAACTTTAGAGAGGAACGAACGTTTAGAGACTTTAGAACGTAATAGGACATCATTCATTTACAAAAATAGCTCAGAGCTATTTGGTGGACTAGCGGAAATCACCGGTGCGTTTGCTGGTGAACAGTCGGACGTGTATAGAGCGTTGTTTGCAACTAGTAAAGCGTTTGCTATAGCTGACAGCATAATTAAAATACAACAAGGTATAGCTAGTGCAGCTTCACTGCCTTTTCCTAGCAACTTAGTCGCGGCTGCTGAAGTAGCAAGGCAGACTGGGTCAATTGTCAGCACAATTCAGGGCACTAGCTTTAGCGGCGCTTATGATAACGGAGGTATAATCAGAGCGGGGTCAGTAGGCTTAGTTGGAGAGTTTGGTCCTGAGCTTGTTGCAGGTCCCGCGAATGTTAGGAGCCGTAGAGAGACAGCAGAGATCCTAAAAGATACTGACAATAAAACTACACAGACTGAGAGCACTCAGAAAGAGCCAGTGAATCCAACTATTATAAACGTGCTTGACCCAGCGCTATTGAGCAGCTACTTAGACACGAGTGAAGGTGAAGCTGCAATTGTTAACATAATGCAGCGCAATCAAGGGGCATTGAGTGCATAACATAGACTATAGTAGTTTAAAACTGTGGTCATTTATGCCTCAGATAAAACACACTGAGCGGCTGTCCTGGAAGACAGACATTATACAGACCAAGAGACTAGAGCAGCGTATAGCAGTTAGGAGTTCGCCTAGGCAAACATTGACGTATACATCATACTTAACGCAACAGCAGATGGCGGATGCTAAACAGTTACTTGTATCGTCAATTGACAGCTTAATAGCGGTGCCTATCTGGAATCAGTCGACACAGTTATCAAGCTTGCAAGCTGGTGCAACACAAGTTTTAATAGACACGTCATATGCGGACTATAGGGATAGCACTTCAGCCCTTGTGTGGTCAGACACGTTAAGTTTTGAAGTTATCGACATAGACTTAGTCTTGAGTGATAGACTGACACTTACCCGACCTACGAGTATACCGCACGGTATGTGCTACGTAATGCCGGTTAGAGCTGGATACGCTTTAAAAGGCGCAACGTTCTCTAGAGACGCTAGCGACAACGTTAAAGTGGCAATAACGTTCAACATACAAGATAACACGCTTATTGAAGCTAATTTGTCTCAGCATACGTATAAGCAACAGTTAGTTTTAACTGATAGACTAGTGCTTAATGGTGGCCTGACTGACGCTGTTAAACCGGAGTTATACACACTTGATACCGACACTGGCGTTGTAGCTATACGCTCAAAATACGAGTATGTCAAGCAAACTAGTCAACTAACGCAAGACACGCTTGACAGAGAAAGCAGGTGGCGAATGTACAG